GACAGAGACAGCATAAATTGGACGGGACTGCAGATAGCTCGCAAGGCTCTGGCAGACATCCAAAAGGAGGCGAAATGACCAGCGCAGAAATCAACATCGCCATCGCGCAAGCGTGTGGGTGGACGGAGGATCGTTTATTGCCAAGCAATTCCCTCAGAAACCTGACTGGAAGGTATTTAGCCAAGAATTTAGCTGCGAGCATACAGGCAGCAGATGGGTTAGTGAAAGCGAGGAGGAACTATGGTTTTACGACTTCAAAGAACAGGGATAGTAATCGCACTACTTATCAATATCGGTTGTGTTTCTTATCCACGGCCTTACCCGTGGAACTTCCCCCCAGAGGAAGAGTGGAACGCTCCGCTGGAGACAAGCTGGGTTAATGCCGTGGACGCTTTCCGCAACTGGACAGCCCCGAAGGGAAGGGTCTGGAATCCGCTTATTCGGGAGTATGAGCCTGACTTTGGTCGGGATCTTGAGGAACATGAATTGTATCAATGATCCAGCCTTGCTTGCGGGATTCTCGGCCATTGGCATGAATAAAATCGTGGCAAGCTCGACAAAGCGCGGCAAAAAGACTGTAGTCGCAAAGATAGCGACCAACCCTGCCAGCCTTATGATGGATGTCCTGACTCTTCGTCTTCTTGCATTTCTCGCAGACGGGATGAAGTGCCAAGTAGGCTTTCTTCACTTTTGCATACTCCTTGTATTCACGCTGGCGCTTGGGGGATGCGTACCGCAACCTTCCGCTGCGTTTGAGGCCATTCGACCTTTTGAGTGGAGTTTTTGAACGAAGTGGAGTTTTTCTTGTCATACCTACTATGATCACTTGGAACGATTACAACAATACAAAGCCCGATACTGAGGGAATCTACCTTATTAAAAACGACGAGTCAAACCCTCCATTGAGGTGGGCCTGTCACTACCATCCTCACCATGGATGGAGTGGTATTGGACATATACTTGAGCGTGTGATTAAGTATTGGAGTCCATGGCCCGATTCAAAGTAGTATTAACCGTCATCAATGAAGACTCCGTCTCCCCATTCGTGGTTGGCCCACGATTCCGTCGAGGAACCCCCATGCCAATGGAAGCGTTGTTCGCTGAACGTAATGGCTACTGGTTCGACCCCGCCACCGAAATCGACATGGCCACTACATGCGCTGAACAGTTTACCAAATACATCAACCAAGCAGAAGCAAAGAAAAGGAAAAACAAATGAATAAGTTTTTAGTGTGCTATGGAGAGAAAGTGGTGGAACTCCACAACCACAACCTGTCCAAAGACGAAGCCAAGCATGTGGCCAATGCCCTTATAGTCAAGGGCTACAAGAACGTCCGCGTCCGCATGGAAGACCCCACCCATCCGACTTGGCCACTCCATTTCGATGACGAGGAGAAGACATGAACATTGTCTTTGCCTACCACAACGGAGATGCGGAGTTGGCTTTGCTATCTGCTAAAGCTATCACCTCTTTTGGCATAAACATGCGACATAAAGCCACCGTATGTGCCACGAACGATAGCGCCCTACTATTCGATATTATCGAAGAGTTGAAGAAAAGCTTTCCCGAAGTCGGCAGAATCATCGCCCAAGACGGGTTCAATGGTTGGCCTCTTGGCCCCAACCAGATGTTCAGTGATGCGGCGGCACAATGCTACTCCGTCAACGAGCCTTGGATGTTCTGGGAGCCCGATTGTGTCCCCATGAAACAAGGCTGGGCTGATGACCTTGAGGCCGAATTCCGCAAAGAACCCGCCATCCTTGGCCACCAATACGAAGGGGGCATGGCCACCAATGGGAAGAATATCTACAAAATGATTGTGGGTAGTGCCATCTATCCACCCAATTTCTTGGACTTCTGCCCATCGGCCCGAAGCCTCGACAACTACAATTTGGCCTACCGCTCTGCTGGATCTATTCCAGAGCCTTGGGACGTTCGTTGTCGCTGGAACTTCATGGCCATTGGTCGGGACTGCCCTCTCATGCGAACCTACTGGAGGAGTGTGAACTACCAATGGAAGGATGGGAAGATTGTCTTCTTTGCCGAAGACCCCGAATCCCAAGCCATTCAAGGAGTCACCTGTCCCGATAGAGTTATCTCCAGTAAAGCTGTGGTTATCCACGGATGCAAAGACGGATCTCTCCACAAGATGGCTATTGCGGGATTTCCAATGCCCGAAGATAAACCTGTAATGCCGTCAGATTCCACGGGATTAGATATCCCATCGAATTCCATGGGATTAGAAAGTATACCCGATCAGGAACAGGCTTTTTCCAATGTCTCTGTAGGAGACGAAATTGAGATTGTTCATATACCCGTTCGGGAACCCGACATATCATTGCAGGAAGTGACACAAAATGTAGACACTTGTTTGCAAGGTACTACGGTTTGCAACAAAACATCAGAAGAGGCGAATTACGCCCCATATCCCATCCAAGTCTTGTGCGAGGCTGTAGGTATAACCACAAGGGAAAAAAAAATGCGGGCAATCAAACAAGATCCGCCTAAAAAGAAGAAAAAACGCATGCTTTCTTCAGAGGAACGCCAACGCCGCAGCGAGGCCATGAAGGCGATTCTCGCAAGAAAGGCTGAACGAAAAGCCCAAGGTGTTGTCTAACCCTTCGTGAACAACGAATCCATCTTCGACCAATCGTCGGAAAGCGCCGTTCTTTCCTGTTTCCTCCACGCACAACTTGATGAGCAAAGAGAGATGCTATCCACCCTCAGAGAGGATCACTTCCATCTCTACGAGCATAAGCTGATATTCCAGTCGTTCCTTCGTGTGGTTGGTAAATCCATCCATGCCGACTACATCTCCATCAAGAGTGATCTGGATGGCAACGCAACCTTAGAAGATGCTGGGGGAGACAAGACTCTTGCAGACATAGCCTCCTATTGCCAGTCCTCCCACAATTGGAGGCGCTATTTCCCCCAGCTTGAGGAAGCTCGCTATCGCCGTTCCCTTGAGATGTTGGGCGGTGATATTGTCCACAAGGCCCGTGACCGCGAGCTAAAGCTGGAAGAACTCAAGAACTGGTCGGAGACCAGCATTATGCGGGCTGACTACCTGATCGACAACACCGAGAAACTGTCGATTAAGAGCGTAGTAGACCGCGCCCTAGACAACATCGAATCCACAATGCGCGGTGAGCCCAAGATTGGCATACGCACAGGCTTGGTACCAGTGGACGATCTCCTAATGTTCGGCATGCGAGGAGGAGACATGATTGTTCTCGCGGCCAGACCCGCAGTCGGCAAGACCAGTGCTGCTATGCAGATTGCCGAGCATGTTGCCTTGGATGCCCAGAAGCGAGTCCTTATTTTCTCACTTGAGATGACCAGTGTCAGTCTGATGGAGAGAATGATTCGGAGTCGGGCTCGCGTGCGAGCAGCCGACATTCTCGCTCAGTCCATTACGAAGTTTCAGCGCGAGAGCTTATCAAACGCCTACGCCGAAGTGCGCGATAGCCACATTCTTTGCGACGACACTTCTGGTAAGTCTATCGGTTACATCAAGGCCGTGGCTCGCCGCGCCCACCAGAAGGAACCGTTGGATTTGATCATTATCGACTACCTCCAGTTGTTGCGCGGGGACAGCAAGCGAAGCAAGGACAACCGCGTTAACGAAGTCGAAGAGATCAGTGGTGGCATTAAGGAACTGGCCAAGACGTTGCGCGTACCAGTTTTGGTACTAGCCCAGTTGAATCGCGATCCCGAAAAACGCGGAGGCAGACCAAGTCTCTCAGACCTCAAGGGGTCTGGTGCTATCGAACAGGATAGTGATATGGTGGTAATCCTCCATTGTGATGAGGAGGACGCCAAGAACCATTCTCAAATGCCGACAGTCGAATTCATTGTGGCCAAGAACCGCGAGGGAGCTACTGGCATTGCTCCGATGAGCTTTAACAAGGCGATTACTCGCTTTGAGATTTCTTCCAGCAATGGTCGGGAAAGCTGAGATGGGCGTCTTGCTGAACATCCAGAGGCAGATGAACACTCACGGCATTGAAGCACCCACAGACCCCACAAGCCTTTAGCTGGTTGTCATAGCTGGTCTTTCGGGCTCCCGCGATGGCTGGAAGCATTCCTGCAATTCCCTTGCACCCCCAACATCCAGAGGTGGAAATTTGATGCGGACATGCCGCACAGATTTTGGCTCTACGCTCTGCCTCCTCTTGATCTACCAATTGAAATTTAGATTGGGTGGCAAAGTTATACATTGCCCTGACCCAGCGGACAATTTCTCCGAAGCCCAAGGTCTGCTTAACGCTAGAACAAGGAACACAGTTGCTAGACCCCGCCAAACGCTCACAAAGGGCATTCTCTATTTGGGAAATGAGATCGGTGGGAGGCACCAAACCCCGCTCCAAAATCTTCTTCTCGCAGTTCTTAACCATGTCCCCAAAGTCCCCACCATGGATAGCCTCTCCCGTCACGGGGCACTTAATCCACCAGCCCTGTGGAGGAACGTCAGTTTTGCGGGGATAACAGAATCTAAGACTACTCATTGACTACCAATTCGGCCTCGTAGGTGTTGTTGTCTGGGATCTTCAACGATTCCAGTTTGGTGGCGATATTGATCTGAACCGCGTTTTGCTGGTTGTTGCCTTCGCTAAAGTTGATAGATGCGGCTTCGGCCAGTTGCTTGATATTTCGCATCATGCCCAGAGCCTCCATGCCATCTAGGTCTTGCGCGGCATCGGCAGCCTTAACCAACACTTTACCAGTCAAAAACTTAATAGATTTCTTCATGGTCTCAATGGAGGCCGTGATATCGGAGAGCAGGGTGGGAACATCAGAATCCTCCCAAGGTGCGGGGTTTTGGTCGTTGGCCAGCCTTTCTCGGCATGCCACCCAGCGTTGAGTTTCCTTCCAAAGATTGATTGTGGACACGCTAACCCCGATTTCCGAAGCAATATCAGGAACGTTGCGCCCAGAGCAGAATAGCGAAAATGCCTTGATGCATTGCATCCGCTTTTCTTTTTCCATCTCCTCCATCTTTGGCGGAGCGGGAACCAGTTGATTGGGGCGCTCCACCTCCCAAGGATAGAGGTTTTCTTGTTCGGGGCTAGACCGCCAGATTTCGGCATGCTTTTCCCACTTCTCGCTATGGACAAACTTCGATAGCTGGGGAGGGGAGGTAAAACCAAGCTCGGTCATAATTGCCTTGGTCCCTCGGCCCGCGACATAAAGTCGGAAGGCATTTTGTTTTTTGATTCGGTTTTCTGGTAAGTCCCAGTCGATCTTGTTCTTGCGCTGTCCAGCCATCCCGATTAGTTTAGTAGAAATTTCTCAGATGGCAACAGAAGATCAGGGGATAGAAAAATACGGGCGGTTATGGCTATCCAAGGATGGGCAGGCGATTACACCTCTGCGTATCGAAATGGATGCTTTTCTTATGGGGTTAACACCTGAAGAGGGGGGGCTCGGCAAAGCCCGCCACTACCGAAATATCGTCTCAGCCATCTGGCCCACCTTCCAGTGGCATAAATGGGCGGAGTTAGCCGCCCAAGCCTTCTGCGCTTCAGTCCACGAAGAAGACGAGGCCTCTGGCAACAAGTTTATGCGTAGCGTCACGGGGCTGGCTGGGGGCACCGACTCAGGAAAGTCCTACGGCATGGCGGCGTTTGCATTGGTCAACTGGTTCTGCGACCCGATCAATACGATGTGCATTGTGGTCTCTACAAGCAAGATCGACGCCAAGCAGCGTATCTGGGCGGCACTGGTCAAGATGTATCGCGAAGCCCGAAACCTCGGAATCGCATCAGGCCGACTCATCGAATCCATGGATATCATCAAGCTATCCGAAGAAGAGGGAGCCATTATCGATCCCCTAACAGGGGTGAGCGATGCCTCCTCCATCATGCTTTTGGCGGCTGGTGACGAATACAAAGATGACGCCCAAAAACGACTTCAGGGTAAGAAGAATCGTCGTATTGTGTTGATTATAGACGAGTTACAGGACTGTTCGGCTTCTGTGATTAACGAAGCAATCTGGGGATTTAAGGGCGCACAAGAACTCTATGTGGTGGGAGCAGGCAACCCCGCATCCATATTCGACCCCCACGGAAAATTCTGCGAACCTATCAAGGGATGGATGAGTGTGGATGAGGATACCCCGAATTGGAAAATACGGGTGGCTGGTATTGAGGGGATATGCATCCGTTTTGACTCCGAAAAGGACAACCCCAACCAACAAGCTTTTGAACAGGGGAAGGGACTTCGCTACCCGTTTCTACCAAAACCAAATGATGTAGCTTTGGCTAAAAAGGAACTGGGAGAACTCAATCCCCAGTTCTGGCGCAAGTTCAGGGGCTTCTGGCCACCCGCAGACGCCGATGATTCCACGATTGTCTCGGATATACTTCTGGCTCGCCATGGGGCTCTGGATAAACCCATCTGGGACGGAACCCCGAAAGATATAGCAGGAGTTGATCCTAGCTACACAGAAGGCGGTGACCGCTTTGTCTTTACCCATCTTAAATATGGTAGGCTAATCTCAGGAAAATGGGCGATAGCCGTAGAGAAACAATATGTCCTCAACCGAAGGGCGGGGTCTCAAGAAGATTTCCAATACGAAATGATCCAACAGATTAGCGACCTATCTATCAAGTTGGGAATCCCGAACCAATGGATAGGGGTAGACGCCTCGGCTGGTGGTATCTTTTGGTCTATCGGAGAGAGGGAGCTTCTCAAGGGCTGGCATGCGGTGAGTTTTGCTGGAGCGGCCTCAGATCTTCCTGTATCGGCTCAATATGCCATGAGAAACGAAGTGACTGGAAAACCCCAAGTCGGCAAGGAACTCTTCCACAACATGGCTAGTGAACTATGTTTCGCCGCCCGCTACTTCTTGGAATGCGAGCAACTCAAGGGAATCGCCCCCGATCTGGCGTGGGAGATGACCCAAAGGAAGTATGCCCGTAGGACGCGGAAGATTATCATCGAATCCAAGACCGACATGAAAAGGCGGATCGGAAAGTCCCCCGACTTATTCGACTCGTTCGCCGTGGGACTGTTCGTCGCCCGCAAAGTATTCGGGGCCATGGCGGGATCGGAGGCAATAGAAGAAAAGAAACGAGTCAACAAAGAGACCTTCAAGAAACTCAAACAAGCCTTGACTTTGCGAAGGCAATGGTAGACTCTACGCTGGATTTTTTCTATGGCCGAACTACCGATTGCTATTGCCGATATTTGTATCTTTCAGGGGGCAACCTTTGACCAGACTCTGTTTTATGAAACGGGAGAGCCGTCAACACCTGTTAATCTTGCGGGATTTACGGCCAAGATGCACATCCGCTCAAAGCCCGAATCCAAAGCACTAATTCTTGAGTTGTCCACGGCAGTTGGCAATGGTAGGATCACTCTTAACTATGGATCTCAAAATGGGGCTATTCGACTATTTATTTCGGCTGCTGACACGGCGCAACTCTCGGTCTGTGACAAGGCCGTATATGACCTTGAGCTATACAACGGGTCCGTCACAACCCGAATCCTGCAAGGCAATGTTATCATTTCACCAGAGGTAACCCGATGAGTAAAATTTGCATTCCCATCCCAAGCTCCAGCGTTATCGGGGTTAGCACAACGCAGCTTCAAACCCCCAGCGTCAACATACTTCGGGTAGAGCCAGCCATTACGGGGCTGATTGGCGGCGGTTCTTCCAACTTGGATGGGGTTGTCACTGCTTCTGGGAGCTATGCTGTCGGAATTTGCATCTTTTTGGTTATTAATGGAATTCCAGCAATTTATCAATTGGTCAGTGGTAGCAACGCCGAAAGCTCTCCATCAGTAATACGCCCCAATGATTTTGATGAAATGACCAATGCCAAGGTTTGGATTCAACGAATGTAACCTAATGAAAAACTTAATTTCCATAATTATCTCTGGGGCCTTAATTGTTTCGGGCTACGCGCAAACACGCAATGTGTTGGTGGGAACCAACGGTGCGGTGGTTCAACCGACCAATTTTTGGAGCGCCGATGCCTCCAATGCCCGCGTAGGCTTGGGTGTTGGAGCAACAAATAATGTTACTTTTAATAGAGTTCTTGCTACTACAACTGGAAGCCTCGCCAATCCTGCCGTTCAAGTTGGAACCAATACTAATGGTTTAGCTGCTTTTAATGGTTTTTTATGGTTGGTCAATAGAGGAGTTGCAGCCATAACTATTGATACTAGTAATTCATATTTTCTTGGCAATGTGTCGTTTGCAGATCCTACAACGACTAGAACCAATCTTGGCCTTTCTTGGTCTGGATTAACAAATGCTGATGCGTCTTCTTTTAGGACTGCTTTAGGATTGGGAACAGCGGCGACAAATCCCGCATCTGCATTTCAACCTTCTTCAACGGTTCTTAGCAATCTTGCCTCCAGCAATGGGGCAAGCCTAACTAATCTTCAGGCTACAAATCTTGTAGGAATCATTCCTTCATCCAATATTGCCACGGTTAATTTTTCCAATTTGTCTGGCACACTTAGTATTGCTTCGGGCGGAACAGGAGCCACCAATGCAGCAAATGCTCGACAAAATCTCGGATCTACTACAGTGGGTGATGCGGTATTTATCGCCACAAACACATCGGTCGCCAGAACTGCCATCGGGCTTGGGGTAACAAATGTTGTTAGATTTGAAAGTATTCAATTATACCAAGACGGAGAAACAACAAACTCCATAACTTATGGGGCTGACTCGTTATTTTTTAACCAAAATGGTGTTGAATTTTTTTCGCTTGATGGCGCGGCAGGCGGCACAATTATTTTTAGAAAGCCTATACTTTTTTTAGGCACCAATGCCTCATCCAATGCGGCAGTAAGCAGAACCAATCTGGGATTAGGCTGGTCTGCGCTTACGAATACAGATGCCACAAACTTCCGTAATGCCATCGGGCTTGGAGCCACTAATAGCGTGACATTTGAAACGGTAAATTTGGGGGGTCTTTATTTAAGCGAGTCCGTAATAAGATGGGGAACTAATGACATAATCGAGCCAGAAGCAAGAATATTTTTTGGAGAATGGACATTTGATTCTGGCGCAATTCAGATTGGGGGCGCAACAAGTCGCCCATTGTATCAGGCTCAAACTCGCACCAACCTTGGACTCCCTTGGACTGGGCTAACCAACAGCAACGCCACAACATTTCAGGCGGCACTCTTTGGATCTAATACCAATCCAGTTTTGGTCAATACCAATGGAGAGGTTGTAAGCCCGACCAACTTCTGGCAAGCGGCCCCGATATCCACAACTGTCCAATACCAGACAAATGTTACAGGAACATCAACAAATGCCGCAACAAATAGTCGCAATCTTTTCTTGTTCAGCCTTTCTCCTTCGGTATCTGGGGTTACCAATACGGTTACACTTCCCACCAACCCCGCAACCACATTTGAAGGAGATAGGGCAACAATTACCCATCTTGGCAATTCAACAAACGCAGTAACTGCTATCAGGCAATCAGGAGTAGGAACAAATCTTATTACGCTGAATCAAATGGATGAGACTGTTCTGTTGATGTATCGCAGTGGAGCATGGAGGTTGGCCGATAATATTTCTTATATTGAGCCTATCTATTTTTCAGGCACCAACGCCACAGCCAATGCGGCGGCAAGCAGAACGAATTTGGGATTGGGAACAACAAATAATGTTATTTTTTTATCTTTGATAACGGCAAATACCAATGGATCACTCATTAATTTGGATCCATCTGAAACGCTTGGGCAGTCCTTGACTGGTATTGGAAGGACTTCAAATTCAATTTATTTTACTTATGCATCATTTACATATCTAGAAGCCAACACCAATGGGTGGACAGTTCATAGGCCGCTTTCATTTTCGTCAGACGGGATAAGGCTTGGAACATTAACAAACTTGCAACTTGCTTCTACTAATATTGTTACATTCGCTGGCATCACCAACAACGGCGACATTACGATCAACCAAACCACCACCAACAACGGTCTGCTTTACGTTCGCCGCACCAACAACGAAGCCTTCCTTGGCCTCGCCAACCTCATCGCGTCAAACAACGTAACCGTCAGCAACGAAACGTTGTTCCGTGTAGGTGTCTCAGAGGCTACCAACAAGGCCGCGCAATTCGGCTTCCGCTCAACCAACACCAACGGCAACGGAGTGGCGGTGTTTTCGGTCTTTGGCTACAACGCCTTAATGATGATTGGGCCCTCTGATCCCGCAGCAGGAACCAATCCTATCGAAGCAACAGTGTATTCTGTTAGCCCGACAAACAAGGTGATGACTCTTATCAAAACCAACACAGGAGCCACGATGTTCCATCGTGCTATTGAGTTTGAAAACACCACCAACCAAGCCGTGACTCGCACCAACCTCGGACTTGGCCAAACCAATAACGTAACATTCTCTAATGTCACGGCATCTGGAACTCTGACAGCTACTGGCACTGTGACGGCAACCACCAATCTTGTGGTTAATGGGTTTGTAGACTTCTCCACCAACCAAACCAACTCAAACCCCGCAACCAACAACCAGATCAATGACTTCATTGAGATTCGTGTTGGAACCAATCAATTCTGGCTACCAGTTTATAAATGACCAACTACTGGAGACTTGAAAGAGACATTGAAATCGTCCAAGGAAAGACATGGACGGCGAAGTTTCGTTATCTGACCAAGTCCTGTAAAGGCAAGTCTAATGTTCCCGTCAATCTTTCGGGCTACGGGGCCAACATGGTGATTCGGGAATGCGCGAAGGATAGTGCTACTTTGCTTACACTGACCTCTGGAGGCGGGATTACATTGGGCGGGAGTGCGGGCACCATCGAAATCGAAATCACCGCCACACAGGCCGCAAACCTAACAGCAGGCGACAACGTCTACGAAATCGAACTCTACCAAGGCTACACCTATATCGCATTCGCCACAGGTAAGGCCAAGGTCTATCAGGAGATTGCCCGATGAGCCAAGAGGTCATTGAGATCACAGAGAGGGAGATTGAGATCATTGAGGTCATCGAACGGGGGCCCGTGGGGCAGACTGGCCCGCAGCCCGATATCAACTATGAGGTGGTTACTTCCAGCAGGACGGTCACTAGCCGCCAGTTTATCGCCGCTGACACTTCTGGAGGGGCATTTACTCTTACCCTTCCGCCCAATCCCAGCAATGGCGATGCAGTAGACATCTTTGACTTTTCTGAAACCTTCGACACCAACCCTCTTACGATTGCCCGCAACGGCCAACCCATTGAAAGCCTTAACGAGAATCTGGTCTGTAACGTCGAGGGGGCTTACTTTACCCTGATTTACACAGGGGCCACCCGTGGATGGCAGGTGGTTCCGCGTTTTGGCACATCTGGAGGCGGGGGAGAATCTACCCTCACAACGCAGGGTGATATGCTCTATCGGGGAGCAGGAATTAATACACGCCTCCCAATTGGAAGCGCGGGACAGATTCTGAAAGTAAATAGCGGAGCCACAGCCCCCGAATGGGGAACCATCTCCACAGCGCCCAGCGGCCCCGCAGGAGGAGATCTTACGGGAACATATCCCAATCCCACTTTAGCTGCTTCGGGCGCGAGCGCGGGAACCTATACCAAAGTCACAGTAGACACCAAGGGTAGAGTCACAACTGGAACATCTGCCACCAAGTCTGATGTCGGGCTTTCCAATGTGGATAACACAAGTGATGTCTCAAAGCCAATTTCCACAGCCACCCAGACGGCACTAGACCTTAAAGCCAATCTGGATTCCCCCGCTCTTACGGGAACCCCGACAGCAACCACTGCTGCTGCTGGAACCAATACCACTCAGATTGCTACTACGGCGTTTACGTTGGCCAATCGCGGAGACCGCTATCTCACAACTTCCACAACCTCCCATTCACTAACCACTGGATCTAAGACGTTCACCGTCCAATCAGGACTCAGCTACACCCCGACACAGGACGTTACCATTGTATACGATGCAGATCGACACATGCATGCTTTTGTTACCAGCTACTCTGGAACGTCATTGGTGGTTAATGTCGATACAGTAGCAGGTTCAGGCGGGCCATTCACAGCTTGGACAATCAATGTGGGCGGGCTTCTTACGGCGCAAGGTGCGCTTTTAGAGGTTAACAATCTTAGTGATGTCAGCAACCCCGCAACCGCCCTTACTAATATCGGAGGTGTGCCGACAAGTAGATCAATTAGCGCGGGAACAGGGCTTACAGGTGGGGGAGATCTTACGGCTAACAGAACGCTCACGGTCAGCTATGGATCTACGGCTGGAACTGCCTGTCAGGGTAACGATAGCCGCCTCACCGACAGCCGCCAGCCCACGCTTCACGGATCAACCCACCACACAGGCGGAACGGATGCACTCGCCGCGCATCAAATCAACGGGCAGACGATTTTCTCGGTGACAAGCGTCAATTATAGCGCCGATCAAACGCTGCCAGCTAATCGCGCAAGGCAGATTACAATTTCAAACAGTAATGCAGGCGGCATTACGGTGACGCTTCCGACACAAGCAGAAGGCACCTTGGTTGGTGACACCTATGTCATTGTCGGCGGCAGCACAATGAGCGGGCCGATTACGGTTCGTGGCGTGGCAAATCTTTCGCCGCTTGTTTACAATACGCTCGTCACAATCACGGCCACAGGGCAGCAATACCGCTTGCGTTCGGGCGGCGGCTCATCTGGAAATTGGTCGCTCATCCCTGTCGATACACACACCCACGCCGCCGCAGATGTAACTACAGGCACCTTCGACAACGCCCGTGTGAACTTCGCCGCCCCGCCCGCCATCGGCAACACCACGCCCGCCGCAGGAACCTTCACCACGCTCACCGCGAACAACGACACCGAAGTCACAGACTCAACCAAAGGACTTGTTTTGAAATCACCAAACAACACCCGCTGGCGGATCACCATTAATGACGATGGCACACTTTCCCGAGTTGCCTTGGCTATAATGACACTGCTTGCTTTTGCCGCAAGCGGTATGGCCCAAGTCCGCGACATGGTAACGGATACCAATGGCAACATCGTTACAGGGCGCACCAACGAACTGACCTTTACGAACAACCTTCGCTTCGCGCCTTTGACCAACGCCAACTCGCGCACAGCCTTGATCAGCACCAATGGCGCCCTGACCGCAGGCAACCCGCCTAGCGGAGCCGCCGCCAATGGTGCGCTGCTCGCCGCAGACGGCGCAGGAAGCTCCTCGTTTGTAGCCAGCCGCACGGTCACCAAATTCACCACCAACGACCAAACCAAAACCAATTGGGGATTCAACGCTGTTACGCAATCAACCAACAACGACCCACAGATGGGTTCATGGTCGCTTGATGCCAACAGCTTTTATCGCGTGGAATACGCCATTGCGTGGGTGGCGACCACCAACTCTGGATTCGCTCACGGACTAGGGTTCTCGACCAATCTTTCAGAATTTAACCATCGCAGTGGCGTGGGCCAAGCCGCGAACGCTACGTTGACATCGATTACTTCTGGCACAAATGCGACAGCAATCGGGCTGGCAAATGTTTCCGCCATATCCTCTGGAAGCCGATTCGCCGTGGCAGGCTTTGTCTATGTGCTGACCAGTAGCAACGCCAACACCATGAACTACCGCTGGTATCCCATCAACAACTCCGCAGATGCCACAACGCTTATCCAATCGTCAATGCTCTCCGTCACCAAAATGGCTCCCTAAACTTATGAAACATTTCCTTATCCTCATCCTCGCCGCCAGCGCCCACGCGCAACTCCTGCCTGTCACCCCCGCCGAACGCGCCATCGCCGACATCGACCGCGCCGCCGCCACCAGCCGCTACTACGGCGAACTCTACGCGCAAAGCCTCTCCACCCTGCACGCCAAAATCTTCGGCCTTGATGATGTGACACTCAAAGCCGTGCTGGGGAAGCTGGGCCAGCAACAGTCCGAAGAACTGCTCGCCCTTTACACGGCGAGTGCGGAAGGCATCAACCAGATCCTCGCCGCTGGCGGCAGCGGCGTCCGCGCACCCGTCGAGCGCACCCGCGAATGGGTGTGGAGCGGCGAGACTGTTACGATTACGCCTTTGCCCGAACCGATTGTGGAGGAGGATGCCAGTGAGTAATACCGTCACACCCGCACCAGCGGAGGCTTTCGGCCAGCCGCAGGCGACCTTTGCGGAGGCGAGTGGGGAGGCTGTGGCGGGTTTGCAATCAGGTCAAAATCCTGAAACATAATAGTAGCCCCAAATCCCGAAACATAATACAATACATATTTCATGGCCTCCCTCTCTGCATATTACCCATTACCAGTAGTAGCTGGCACCACCGCAGGCACCTATGCGGAAGGGAATGCGTCTAGGATTATCGACGTAACCCATGCTGGGTTAATGTCTCTTATGGGCAGCCAGAGTCTCAAGGCGGGATTTCACTATCGCATCACAGACTTTGTCACGGAATACATGTCCAACGACAGCGAGTGGATCTCCCCGTCAAACACGGCAAACGTTAGCAACAACAATGGCACGGCATTCACGGTAGCTTCCATTGCGGCCACGCCCGAACCTCTTGTTGTGTATGCTTATAGCTCCAGCAATGTTTCCAAGAATGCATATTCCAATCTTTTTCCACAAGACATCATCCACTACGATCCATCGCTGACTTATCTTGATGGAACGAGGGAGGCAAAGGGGTTTATCACTTATAGGAAAGACAATCTTCGTGACATTTCTGCAACCTATGATTGGAGAAACGTAAGGTTTAAAATTTGGAACATTGATCCAACCGCTGGAGCCAACCCCATCCCTCTTTGGCAAAACGGGACAACCTACACTGTTGGACAATACTTAAGAAATGCAACAGGTCAAGTTTTTCAATGTATTGAAACGACAACTACCGAGCCAATTGATATCAGTGACCTTATTAGTAATGGAACGTCAGATTGGCTTCCATTTTGCCATCTTGATCACACCTATACATTTGGTACTGATTTAGCATTTACTGGACCCTCAGTTGGTAGTGTTCCGTCTGGCGGTTTAGGTGGTCGTAATGAGGCTAAATATGTTTCAACATTCTGTAGGGATTTTTCAAATCCGTCCTTAGATACAAGTTCAAACATTAGAGATATTAAAATTGAGTGTTCTCGACCAACGGTTAACTCTGTAACAAGATATAGTGACGTCATCAGGCCGCACGTTTTAATGCGCGGCGCGGCAAGCTCTTCATTGTTAAGGCTTTCTTTTAAAGAATCCACCGCTATTTTGCTTCAAGCTGGAGGACTTTCTTCGGCAGCCACAGTGGCAAATGTTTTTGTTGAAAACTGTGCATCTGTTAATTTAGCAATAAGATTACTTGGTGCAGGAAGTTCAAACATTTCCATTAAACATAGCAGTAATTTTAATTTATTTATTTCAAAAACAATAGCAGGATCAAGGCTTTCTTGTTCGTACACTGGAAGTAATGAAACGCAAAGAGTGTCAAATTCTTCTTTTTACACGCAATTAACAAATTGTTTTTTCAATAACTGTTCAAAAATCACAACAACGTTGATTAATTTGAGTGCTAAATATGATGGTTGTGTCAATTGTGTAATATCTCACTCTGGCAATTACAGCAATATTGGATTTAACATAAACCCGCTTGCAACAGACAGAAATAAAGTGTTTGGTTTTGTGCCATTAAATTCTGATAGTGTTTTTCATTATAACATAGACAATCTTCCAGTATGTGAATTTACAAACAGAGACAATGCAAAAACAATTGTTCCACACATTGATGATGAAAAATTAATATTTAAAGTTTCAAATAGTGGAATACTAAACAAAATATCCGAGATAAGTAATGTTAACGATTCTCTTCCATTGTTTTCCACAAGAGATGACGTTACGCCATCATACACAAGAAACGCATCAAATTGGTTGGGGGAATCAGCGGAATTGCTTACTGGTTATAGCCCTTGGAACAGTGCTTATGGAGATGACTTTGGATGCATCGCCATAACGCCAAGGCACATTTGGTTTGCCAAGCACATTACAACATCGTTAACTGGTGCAACAATTCGCTTCATCACAAATTCAAATACAGTTGTCGAAAGAACAATTTCAAGAACAATAAATTCTCAAGTTAATTTTGATGTTGGCATAGCATTACTTAACAGTGATTTGCCAGAAAGTATTAATATTGTTAAAATTCTCCCAGCAAGTGCGTCAAAAAAATTTACAAGCGCTGTGTTTTCTTCTGGTTCTTTTTGGATTAATAAAGATAAAGAAGCACTTATTACTACCATAAGCGCATTTTCTAATAATTCTGCGTCTACTCAGATTCCATTTTCATCTTCAGACCCCAACTACGGACCAATTTATGTTTCGGGGCTTGATGGAAATCAAAGAGCTTTTTATAAAAATGTAGTAGTTGGAGATTCTGGATCTCCGTTATTTTTGCTAATAAATAATGAACCAGTTCTTGTTGGACTGGCGTTCTCCGCGCCAAATCCAGCTAATGATGAAGGCGGCGAACTGCAAGCTATTTGGGGCGGAGACATTATTGCTGGTGGTTCAAACATTCCGATTAACACATTGATAGCGAATATTGACACCGCACAAGGCATTTCTACTGGATACACAGCAACATATTTTAATGATTCCAATTTTGAAAATGTTTCTTAATCTGTTTGATTTCAACCCTTAACTAACCTACACTTTCTACTTTAATGGCAACAGGCAACGCAGAACTGGAAAACCTACCAGAGAGTGGTGGTCCCCCGAAAAAACGCATAAAGTCATCGGATAGCCTTGTGGCCATCGCTAACAAGTATATCGAACAAGATGAGGATGCGGCGTACCTTCGGGCGCGAGCGCAAGCCTTGGTCAACGGCGAAGCCCCCTACGATGCCGAAGAGCTAAAGAGCAAGGGTCTAACCCATGTGGTTAATGCCAACTTTGGGGAAGCTAACGCCATCATGGAAGCCGCCTTGGCCCCGTATATCGAACTCCAGAACGGGGTGCCGCGCATTGCCAACGTCATCATGGACTCCTACGAAGGAGACTCCAACGAGGACTCTGAGATCATCTCTGAAGAATTCGACTGGATGCTCAAAGAATGGAGCGACCATGCCTACAACATGCAACTCCTCTCTAGGGAGTTTGTGGGTGACGGGGTTGGGGTGGCCATGTGGCCCGATGAACGCTCCATCTTCTGGGAGCCCTGTGGGCTAAAAGACTTCAAGGTGGCCCGCGACACCAAGGTTTCAGATGAGTCTATCGAAGTAGCTATTGTCCAACGCTCCATGAGTGTGAGCGAGCTTTACAACTACATCCGCAATCCTAAAGCGGCCAAAGCCCTTGGTTGGAATCTTAATGCGGTTAAGCAGGCGATTTGGAAGGCTTCAACCAAGCGAGATCAGTGGAAAAACTATACCGCTCACTGGGAAGACTTTGAGCGCGAAATCAAGGAGAACGATCTTTACGCTGGGGAGTCGGCCTACCACAGAGCCCAGTTGGTCTATGGTTATAACAAGGAGTTTGATGGTAAGTTCACCCAGCTAATTGGGAGTCGGGATTCTTCGGACTTCCTCTACGAACGCTACAGCCGCTATGGAAACGTAAATCAGTGCTTTGTTATCTTCACCTACGGAGTTGGTCAGGGGACATTCCATACCATTCGCGGACTCAAGCAGAAGATCTACAACCAGATCCAGATTTCTAACCGCGTGTTGTGCCAAGCTGCCCAAGCCGCCATCACCTCTGGTCTCATCCAGTTGCAGGGTGACGCCGAAGCCATCCAAGACTTTCAATACATTGAGGTCGGGCCTTATACGTTCATCCCTAGTGGGCTGACCCCGATCCAACTTCAACCTCCCGCAGTAGCAACTCAGGGGCTTCCTGTTTACAACCTGATGAGTCAGGTGTTGCAGAATAATACAGGTAGTTACCGCTCGCGCCAGACCACGCCCGAAGGACAGGCAAGATCGGCTACCGAAGTTGTCCAGCAGGCCCGTCAAGAATCCACGCTCAACGCCGCAGCACTGGAACTCTTTTATACTCCATATAACAAACTTCTGACCGAGCAGTATCGTAGGGCGGTAAGCCCGCTATTAACGGCAAACGATAAGGGTGGACGCCTAGCCTTAGAATTCCGCAAACGTTGTCTACGCAGGGGAGTAAGTGTGGAGCGGATGCGCCAGTTCTTGAAGGTTACAGCCTTCCGAGCCATGGGAGATGGGAGCCCCGTAATGACCGAGATGGCCTCCAAGCAGTTGATGGAGCTTTATTCCCTGATGGATGAAAAGGGCAAAGAAAACACCCTTCGTTCCGTCATCGCTGGTATCTCTGGAGTGGGTTGGCAGAAGGTCAACCTCTTCGTTTCGGAGAAGGGCCCGCGCCGTACGATTGACTTTGATATCGCTAATTTGGAAAACGGCAACCTCCGCAACGGAATCCAACAGATGGTGCATGATAGTCAAAACCACGCTGTGCATATCGAAGCCCACATTCCGCTCATGGCTGAGATTATTGAGATGCATCGTCAGCAACAAATTCCAGACGAGCAAGCCATGGCTATCCTTCGCCCTACCGCCGACCACACCACCGAACATCTGGTTCTTTTCTCAACCAACAGCTTCCGCAAACAAGAAGTCAACGAACTCAAGCGCCAGCTTCAAAACGTCACAGCTTATGTGGACGAGTTGGAACAACAGGTCATCAATCGTGCCATGGCCGAACAAAGCCAAATGCAGGAACAAGCTATGTCCCCGCAGGAGGGTGGACAGCAGCAGATTGATCCCAAGATGGAAATGGAATTCCAAAAGGCGCAACTTAAACTGGCCGAAATGCAAGAGAAGCGGATGATGAATCAAGAGACCCACGCGCAGAAGATGGAAACCATCCGTCAGCAAATGGCTCTCAATGATCTCAAGACGCGGAGTTCTATATTGGAGAAAACGGCTAGGCCCGCAGGCCGACCCCCGATGGCGACCGAAGCATAATTTTCTTCTAGACAAACCATAGATCCGCGTATAGCGGTAGTATATATCTAATGACTGAATGGACCGATCAGGACGCCCGTGAATGGAGTAAAACGTGGGCGATGCCCCATATGCAGAAAGGCTTGCGACACATTGCAAGGCGCGTTAGGCCGAAACGTTCAACAGGCCCCGTGGCCCAAGGCTTTGATCTGTCGCCCGTGTTTATCAAGAGTGCGGGTTTTTATGAGGGCTCTCAAGAGGTCATTGATCTCATTTCTATTTTGGCCGATGGTAAGGTAGAGACCAAACCCAGATTCGACTTGCCAGAACCCTTCTCCCATATAGATTTAGAAGACAAAACACAAACAGCTTAATTATTAAGCGCATCTATACAAACAAGTAACTATTAACGATACATACACTTATGGCCGATATCCTCAACTCAGCCCTCACGGGCGAAGCAGACTTTGCTGGAACCATCTTTGGTGGTAAAAACCAACCTGAAGTCAATGAAGCACCCGCAGTCGAAACCGCCACTCCAGAGCCAGCCGAAGCGCCGAAAGAAGAAGCTCCCAAAGAGGAGAAGGTCGCTCCCGTCAAAGCGGAACCCAAGGCCGAAAAGAAGCCCAAGGCCACCAAGGAAGAGACGGCCAAGGCCGTAGAGAAGATCACCGAGAGCGTTTCCAAGGAGACCAAGGACGAGACCCCGAAAGCCGAAGCTTCGGAAGACGATCTCCCTCTCAATCCCCATTTTCAAGATAAAGCTGTTTCTGATAAACCTGAAGGTGATGATTCTGAAAAGGGTATCTCAAGCTGGAAAGAGATTAAAATCGAAATGAAAAAGGCCCGTGAAGAGCGGGATCGCCTCAAGGCCGAACTGGAAGCCACCAAAGAGAAGGTCGGCAAGTATGAGGGGGAGACCGTCAAATCCCTCCAAGAAGAACTGGAAGGCTACAAGACTCGCTTGGCAGAGCTAGGCCGCGAGCTAAAGACCGCCAACTTTGAAAGAAGTCCAGAATATGTCGAAGCCATCAAAAAGCCTCTGGCGGGCCTTCAGGGCGATTTAAAGGCCATTGCAGAAGCCAATGACGCCGACTTCAGCAAACTCTGGCAAGCCCTCACCGAGCCCGATGCCCGCAAACGAATCGACTCTCTTGAAGACCTGACGGGAGACTTCAAGCGCATGGAGCAACTCTCCATCGTCAAAATGGCCGACAAATACCATGAGTTGGCCCAATACCATGAGCGGTTCCAGAAGGAGGCCGAAACCTTGGCCGAAGCCGAAAACGCCCGCAAGGCCCAGTCCGAACAAGAGTTTATTGAAAACGATCTTCGTCTCCAAAAAGCCTTCACGGCCAAAACTTGGACTAATTTGGAAGATCGTTATAACTTCCTCCAAGAAGTCGAAGGACAGGATGAGTGGAATGGCCATATCCGCAGCGCCAAGAAGAACGCCGCCGAAACCAATCTGGACCGCTTGAGCGTCGAAGACCGCAGCGCCATCCTCGCACGGGCTGCTGTAGTCCCCTTCCTTGAGAGTGCCATCAACCACTACACCACCCAAATGGAACGGGTGAACGCCGAAAAAGACGGCAAGATCAAAGAACTCCAGACTCAGCTAGAAGGCTTGGTCGGAGCCACCCCAAGCTTGGGCAAGGCCACCGAAACCGACACCAATGACGGGGATGACGAAAATCCCGACAGCCTGATGAATTTCGGAAAATCTATCTTCCGCTAAAATTCTGCTATTGACAATTTAACGCAAATGTAATAGTTTGCGCTCAAGACTTGAGTCCGAGTTGGTCGCGGACACTCTGCTGGCGAGTTAGCGCCTTCACAATTTGTAGCCGTAAATCTCTGGTCGCGGCCCAGAACTTAACCGATTTAGGGCCTAAAATCCCGAAATCAAAATCTAACCCTATTTAACTAGAAAGAAATAAAATATTATGTCAGCACCTAACGCTGCTTCAGTTACTTGCGAGAGCATTAACGACAATTTCCAGAGAGAGACTGGACGTATTGCCCTTGGCACCCATCGCTTGGGTCTTTATAAAGATCCCTACCTTCGTCTTGTTACCCAGTCGGCCTTCCCCGACAACATGGGCAAAACGATCACCAACACTATTGCTCGCCGTACCATCGCCTCTGGCAGTGGTTGGGAGTCCATCGGTGTCACTGGCGAAGCTGGTCAGGACAACTCCTGCTTGGCTCCCGTCAAGAAAGTCGGCTACGCCTTCGACCAGAAAAACTTCTCGCTCCGCCATCAGGCTGTGGAGTCGGATTGGATCTGCTTGGAAGACGTTCGTACTTCGGCTTTCCCGATTGATGATGTCAACAACTACATCAAGATCTTGGCCGACAACGTCAACGTCGAGTGGATTAAGCGTTACGACAACGACTATCTGTCCAACGTCAATATCTTGAGCGTCGAAGCTGGCTTTGACACCCAGATTGGAACTGGCGTCACCTTTAGTGGTGACAATGCCACGATCACTGGTCTCACGGCCCCGACGAGCGTTCTCACGACTGGCGTTCTGCGTCAGATCTACGACAGCCTCTACTCGGACAACGCTGGAGATGACGGCGATGCGGTCACCGATGACGGCGCTCCCGTCTTCAACGTGATGTCGGATCGTGCCACCATCGAACAGATGATCAAGATCAACGAGGACATCCGTCAGGACATCCGCTGGAGTGATCGCGTGAACGATCTGTTGGGCACCAATGGCCAGATGCTTCTTCCCAAGAAGAGCTACGCTGGTTATGTGTTCCACAGCCGTCCGTTCCCGAAACGCTTCAACGATGGCGCTGGCGGCACCCTTGTCGAAGTCCCTCCGTATATCACGGATTCGGCCTTCAAAGGCACCAAAGCTATCGTCAACCCCGCCTACAAGAATGCGAAGTACACCTCCACGGTTATCTTCCATCCGAAGGCGCTGGAGTGGCTCGTCCCGAATCCTAACCTCAAAGTCGGCAAACTTGTCTATGATGCTCAGAACTATCGCGGAGATTTCCGCTGGATCAACGAGTATGATAAGAACTGTAACCCCGACAAGAATAGTGGTTACTGGCGCGCCAAAATGGCCTGCGCGGTGAAGCAAATCTTCCCTGAGTGGGGCTATTACATTATCCACCTCCGTTGCAGCCTTGCGAACGATCTCGTTCCTTGCGCCTCTGGGGCAGGTTATGGTTACCTCGTCCCCTAAGTAACGGAAATCAGTATTGACAAAGTGAGGGTGGTGGCGTAAGCTGCCACCCTTACTTATGTCTAAACAAATACCACTCAACGATAATAAATTCACAATCGTAGATGATTGTGACCATGAAAAGTTAATTCAACATCACTGGTTCATTATTCCAGATGGATGCAATCCCTATGCATGTGCTACAGAAATGGGACGGCACTTACGAATGCACCGCCTTATAATGAATGCCACAGAGGGGCAAATTGTGGATCATATCAACGGTGACACCCTAGACAATCGAAGGGAAAATCTTCGGGTTGTGACACCAAGCCAGAACGCCATGAACCGCCGTAGACGATCTGACAATGCTTCGGGGCATGTCGGGGTCTGCTACGTTTCTACCAAGCAGAAATGGTTCGCCTATATCACAGTTGATGGCAAAAAGAAGATTCTTGGGCAGTTTCAAGAAAAAGAAGACGCCATAGCTGCCCGCAAATCTGCCGAAAAGATTGTTTTCGGGGAGTTTGCCCGACCAGACAGAGACAAAGAAAAGGTGTATATCCCACACAACGGAGTGGCGCACCCAATCCAAAATCGGGCTGGCAAGAGGAACAAAAGCGGAAAAAAGGGCGTCAAGTTTGCGCCCCACCGAAATAAAACTAACCCATATTATGCAACTATTACTTGCAATCGTAAGTCAATTCATCTAGGATACTTCCATACATTTGAGGAAGCCTGTGCGGCCCGCGAAAAAGCAGAACGCCAATACTTCCCGCAATACTTTAAACAAACCTAATATTATGAAACTTCCCTTGCCCGAAAATTACACATTGCCAGAGGATGTCGCGGACGGCGATACTTTTGAAGAACTCACAACCTATCGCGTCGAAGGCGATTCGCTTGTCCCGACCATGATTGCTGGCGTCGAGATTGCGGCTGAAGAGGCCGAGGACGAAGACGAGATGGAGGACGAGGCTGCTGACGAAATGGAAGCTGGCGTGTCCCCTATGGCTGGCATGGGTGAGCGAATCATGGGCATGGCTTAAAGGACGGAGACCATAGGCTATGGCTCTCCCCACTTTAGATTCTGTCTTTGCTTCGGCGGCTGACCAGCCCCGAAAGTACATGCTTGCCCAATGGCTGGTGGGAGAGAAAGAAGAAACACAAGGAGCTTCTAGTGTTTTGGTTTCGGGCGCTGGCACTGATACCTCTAATGGTACCTACACCTTGGATGGCCAAGAAAACGGAAGAAACAAATATGTTTCTGGATCAAATACCATTACTTGGGATGGAGCAAGTATTTGGACTTTATTTGATTCTTTTGAAGATCGAATAACATATGTTATTCAAGAAGATGTTCAATTTCCTTGGCTTGGAACTTGGATTGTGGATGATGCGGATGGGCCGCCTCCCACCGCAACCGAAATACCCACAGTCAACCCCATAGCCAATTACATCTCCCTCCCAGAACGCTATCTCTGGGCCAAGATTGCCGTAGCCGCAGGCGCACCGAAAGATGAAACAGCGTATATTGGACTACCTAAACAGTATGCATGGAAGGATATCTACAATGCTGTTTCGGGGTCGAGCCTTGGAACTATCGACTGGGGAGAAAAACAAGCTTTGGGGCATATTGCCGCCGCCTATCGTGGAGACACGGGCAACCCCGTAAACCTAGCCACATATATCGATTGGCCTTGGCGCTATCAAGTGGCTTCCATTATTACGCAACTTGCTACAACGACCACTTTTAATGCTGTCATTGTCGCGGGCGCTGGGGCGGTCATTGTCAATGGCACTCATGTGTTTGATGGCAATGTTAATGGCAGGCCGTCATACAGAGGGATATTTATTACTTCTTCGGTAATATCTTGGGACGGATCGCGCTGGTTCATTAATGAGAATGGCGACGATTACTACGAATCTACCAGCGATGTGGCAGAACCTTGGCTGGCTACAGGATGGGGCGCGACTGGTTTTGGTGGGCCACCACCCCCCACTTTCACGCCAACAAACGTATAATAACTTATGAGCGTAGAAGAAATACCAAGACGCAGAGGAATGGAGCGGGGAGTGAAGCTCACGATGAGCGAGTTGATTGCAGGCATCGCCCTGATGGTTACTTTATTTTCGGCGCTCAATGGATGGGTTGTCCTACCCGAACAAATGCGGTCTATCCAAGCCAATGATGCTAAACAGGATGCGCGGATTGAAATGATCAATAAGGAGAACCAAGAGAGATCTGAGACCTTGGCCCGAATTGACGAGCGCACAAAAAGAATCGAAGATTACTTGAAATCCAAAGGATTCTAGTTTAGCTTTAAACCTATGAAATCATTCTTCGCCACCCTTCTGGGTATTCCTTCCAAGATTTGGGCCTTCTACGGGCCGATCCTCCGCGAACTCTTTGTGGATGCCGCCGCGTCCCTTCTACCTCTCGCTTTGGACATTGTCCGCGAGTTGGCCGATACTAGCAAAACTGGCGCACAAAAGCGCGAAGCCGCTGTCAAAAAACTCACCAGCGCAGCCCTGCGTAATGGCATTGATGCCTCTGAATCTCTGATTCGTTTTACGGTTGAATCCGCCGTTCAGCGGGTTAAAATCGACCAATGATCGCGACAACCAAAGACAAACTTCTGGCTTTTCTGGTTTCCAAGATGGGCGGGGTCATCACCCCGTTCATTGCCATGGGGATTGCCGCCGTGGTTAGCAAGCTGGCCATGATTGACCCCAAGCTGGCCGAGTCCGTAGACCAAGTGAGCCTTACGGGATTTGTCGTTGCTTTGATTCTTGCCATTGTTAACTACGTTACCAACGAAATCAACGTCAAGGGAGTCAAGAAGATCCAAGCCTTGGTCAATACCGATGAAGATGGGGTTGCTGGTCCCGTGACCTACACCGAGATTCGCAGGGCCATTGAAGTCAAAAAGCCCGCAACAAAGCGCAAGCGCAAGTGAAGAAGATCAACAATGAAATTCTCAAAGCAATATTTACCAAAGGGAACCAAGAAGATCGCAGAAGTTTCCTTGTCCGTTTATTCGGTTCCCTCCGCTTCACCGCAAAAATCACCAAGCGGGGCCATGATGGAAAAACAGGCGTCTCCGTTGGAGTCCGAGGTGGAGCGGATTTCTAGGAATTGGGATATTGGCAAACGGGTCTGTCGTTGTTATAATTGATGGGTGAGCAGTAACCCAGATGATTTGGCAGTTAATCCAGAAACTACTTGGGATAGAATCAGAAGGTGGCCAAGCGCCGTCCTTGCCGAGCTTGCCATCCGAATTCAAGAAGAACTCAAAGCCAGAGTTGCCCGTCGAAAAGAAGAGGGAAACCCCGAAACAGAAGACTCCCAAGGCTCTTGAGAACCTAGCCAAGATTGCCCTGTCCCAAGTGGGAGTCAAAGAAGTGGGGGGCAACAACAACGGTCCACAGGTGCGGAAGTATCAAGCCGCCACCAACCTCAAGCCCGCTTCTTGGCCGTGGTGTGCCGCCCTGACTTCATGGGTAGTTCGCGAGTGGCTCAAAGACCCCGAAAATGTTGAGTGGTTGGGGCTCAAGGTAATGACCCCTGAGAAGTGGAGACCGAGGACAGCGGCGGCGTTTGGCTATATCTCATGGGCCAAAGAACGCCCCGCAACGGCCAAGGTTCTTTCTAACAAGGCCAAGCCCCATGTTGGGGACTTTGTTATTTTTGACTTCTCCCATATCGGGATTGTGACCAAGGTCCTTCTCAACGGAAGGTTCCAATGTGTCGAGGGCAACACAAACGGCAGGGGGACGCGGGACAGCAAGTCTGGGGACGGGGTGTGGCTCAAGACGCGGTCTGCCTCGCTAGTACGCAACTTTGTGCGAATCAACCCATCAACAGTCAAAAAATGAGCGAAGAAAAAAAGAAGAAAAAGGTTTACCGCAAGCCGCAATCCAAGACCTGTTTCTACTGTGGATCGGAAAAGATTGAACGGATTGATCATGGGGTAGTCCATATCCTCAGATGCAAAACCTGCGGAGAAACCCAAGACTAAAATGGCCGTCCATGACAAACGGCTACAAGAGGTGCTGGACAAGCTTTGCTCAGAACTTGTTGAATATTTTGACTCTGGCTTTGTGGTGGCTACATTTCAAGATGGCACCGAAACCAAGAACGCCTTTCTCAAATTTGGCAATGATTATGCTATTGAAGGTATTGTATCGAACATCCATGACATCCTCTATGGACAAGACGAGGACGAAGACGATGACGACGACTTGGATGACGGAGACTTGAAGAAAGTCCTCAAAGACCTGTAAGCAATCCCGAAACCATAAACACAACCAAAACCACCCAATGGCCAATGGCACACTATCCTTCAACCTGCCCGAAGAACAAGTCGAGTTTGAGATGGCTTGTAAGGCAGTCGATCTTCATAGCATCATTACCGATCTTAGCGATGAGCTTCGCAATCATCTCCGCTATGATTCTCATCCCAATTGGGACAGCACTACTGTTGAAGAAATTCGACAGCTTTTGTGGGAGATGGTCAACGAGCGAAATGTAAATTTTAGCTAATCTTATGAAAAAAATAGCGGTCCTTTCGGACTTCCACTGCGGCCACAAAGTTGGCCTAACCCCCAAGGGCTACCTCCCAGAACAACCCGTCAAAGAGCGGGCTGAATGGGTGACGGCTAACAGAGCCTACTACAACTGGTATGCCCTCCAGATTGCGCGTAATGGCCCCTACGACATCATTTTCCTCAACGGAGATCTGGTGGACGGGCGAGGTGCCAAAAGCGGCGGCACGGAGCTTATAACCACCGACATGGAGGAGCAGTGTGATATGGCCGTAAAGCTGATTCGCGAAATCCCGAAAGCAAAGAATTGCAAGATTGTTATCACAAGAGGCACTCCCTACCATACGGGAAATGAGGAGGATTGGGAAAACAACGTGGCCCAGCGGGTGGATGCCCGAATTGGAGAGCATGAATGGGTCAACGTTGAAGACGTTATTTTCGACCTCAAACACCACCCAGCAGGATCAAGCAACCTCCCCCATGGGCGGCATACAGCGGTGGCCAGAGACCGCATGTGGAACATCATGTGGGCCGAAAGGGAGCTACAGCCCAAGGCCGACATCTTCATCCGAAGCCATGTCCACTACCACAACTATGCGGGAGGCCCCGACTGGCTGGCCATGACCACCCCAGCCCTTCAGGGATTCGGGAGCCGCTACGGAGCCCGCCGATGCACGGGATTAGTGGACTTTGGATTCGTCATCTTTACCGTCAACAAAGGAACCTACACATGGCAACCCATCATAGCAAAACTAGCAGAACAAAAAGCCCCAATGCTCAAATTGTAGTCCCAGAGTGGGATAGCGTTTGGCGGTCGTTTCGTGAAAGCAACGGAACAACCACAATTGAGGCCATGAACGCTAAAGGATGGAAAACGGTTAAGCAAGCCGCTGAAGAAAGCGGATACGCTGAAAACTACATCAATGCCCTTGGCAATCGCGGAATAAAAATGGAACTACAAAAGGCCAAAGTTAAGTGCAGTAGTGGATGTGTTAGAACGATCAACTTTGTCAGGCCGAAATGTTAGCAAAAATTAAACAGCTTAAAGTCAATATCGATGACCGTGGATGCTTGACAGAAATATTCAGGCTTACCGATGATCCCCATGGTTTCGGTCAGACATACATTACCACTTGCACACATGGCGTAATCAAGGCTTGGCATCGCCACAAGGAGCAAATAGATCGTTGGTATTGTGTTGGCGGGGCATCTAGGCTTGGTTTGTATAATAGCGAAACGAGCCAAAGCCAAACCATTATATTGTCTTCTTCTGTTCCCGTGTTGGTGACAATTCCTGCTGGTATTTGGCATGGATTTACGCCAGCTTGGGGTTACCGCGAAACTGCCATTTTGAACATTGTCTCAAAACCATACAGCATTGATGATCCTGACGAAGACAGGGTCGGGCCACATGAATTTAATTATAACTGGAATCCTGAATCACGATGATCGCTATAGCTACATACGCCACTAAAAAGTATTTTTACTGCTGGCAATCTGTGTTGCGCCATATCACAGCCGCCGCTTCCCACCATCAAGAA